GCTTGCTTAAGCAGCAGGGCTATTTAAAGTCGGATCAGTGGGAGGTGTTGGAGTTCCCTGCTATTTTGCCGAGTGGCCGGCCTCTTTGGCCTGATTACTGGAGCCTTGATGAGTTGGAGAAGGTCAAGGTATCTATTGGCTTGAAGAAGTGGAATGCCCAGTGGCAGCAGCAACCGACGAATGATGAGGGTGCTATTCTGAAGAGGAATTGGTGGCGCAAGTGGCGTCATGAGGAGCCGCCTGAGTGTGAGTATTTGATTCAGGTGTATGACACGGCGTACTCGAAGAAGGAGACTGCTGACTTCTCTGTTATCTCGACGTGGGGCGTGTTCTATCCTGATGCTGATTCTGGTGCTAATTTGATGTTGCTAAATGTGCGTAAGGGCCGTTGGGATTTCCCTGAGCTAAAGCGCATGGCAAAGGATGAGTATGTGTATTGGAAGCCTGATAATGTTTTGATTGAGGCAAAGGCTACTGGTACTCCGCTGCAGCAGGAGCTTAGGCGTCTTGGCATTCCTGTGACGATGTTCTCGCCCGGCGGTAGAAGGTCTGGTCAGGACAAGGTCAGCCGTGCCAATGCTGTTGCTCCGTTACTGGAGTCCGGCATGATTTGGTATCCTGAGGGGAAGGAGTGGGCCGAGGACCTTGTAGAGGAATGCGCGTCCTTTCCTAACGGGAATAATGATGACCAAGTGGATACTGCGGTAATGGCGTGGACTCGGTTTAGGCAGGGTAATTTTATTGCGTTGGAGTCGGATGATAATGAGGAAAACGAGCCTGATACATCATCTGTTGAGTATTATTGAAATGCCGCATAAAATGGCTTGAATATTTGATCGAGGACCTCGGACCATGGCCCAACAGACATTTGAAGAGTTAGTTGCTGCTGTTAAGCAGGCGGAGAGCCGCGGCAAGCGGTACGCGGATGATGGTAAAACTCTGACTACAAGTCCCAAGGGTGCTTTGGGTGAGATGCAGGTCATGCCTAAGACCATTAGGGATCCCGGCTTTGGTGTAACTCCGGCTAAGGACAAGTCCCCTGACGAGATTGCGCGGGTGGGTGTGGATTACTTGCAAGCGATGAAGCAAAAGTATGGCGATACAGAGAAGGCTTTGATTGCGTATAACTGGGGACCGGGGTCCACGGACAAGTGGTTAGCTTCGGGTGCTGACCCAAAGAAACTGCCGGCGGAGACCCGCACTTATGTAGAGCGTGTCAAGGGATTCCTTGGTGGCAAAGATGTTCCACGTGAAACATCTGTTGCAAAGAAGGAGCGTGAGCCGTTGCCCCCGTCCCTTCCTCCCATGGCACAAGCACCTGCAATAAAGCCAGAAGCAGCGGCGCGAGTCGCAAGCCTTGGCCCGGGGTATCAAGCTGCGTTGGCTTTATCGTTCTTAGCGGAGACGGACGATGAGGAGGATCGCAAGACGACGATCACGCAGGAGTATCTGGCTAAGGCGCAAGAGGAAGAGGATGATCGGGCGGCGACAGCCGCAATAGCCAAGCGTCAGTCCAATGTTTTTGCTGACTTATCGAATACCACAATCCGTTCTCCTTTTGCCGAGCCACAGCAGCCGGTGATGATGAAGGATGGTGGGGATGTAGAAGGCCGGCCAAGAAACGCTAAATCTTTAATGGAAAAGTTTAAGGATTTATCGTTTGAGTATAAAAAAGATCCTATTGCATTTATGCGTGAGTATAAAGTGCCAACAAGTCCAATGGGTGTAGGTTTAACTGCTGGGTATGCAGCGTATAAGCACGTGACAGGCAAAGATCCCTTGTCGGATTTGCAAAAAGAATTAAGTCAACGTTTGAACCCTGAGATAGATACGGGTGATACAGAGTCGATGCCCATCTCTGTTGGTTTGCCCCCTGTCCGGCGCGCTAATGGAAGCCCTGAAGAGGGCGAGCGTTTAACGCCACAACAGATAGAACGGATTACGGCTCAAGGACCAACAGAGCGCAAGGATGAGCCGTTCTTTGATGCGGCGTCGAGAACTTATGTAGACGTTTTGACTGGTCGCAGAGAACCTATTACAGCAAAAGACTTTACGGCTAAGGAACAGATGGCCATGATGGATGCCGTTAGGCGCAGTCAAGCCAGAGGCGGTAAGGGTCGGGTAGATTATGAGGACTATCCCACTGGTGACCAGATTGGTCCGGACTACGTGGACATTAGGAATACGCTGGGTGGTTTCCAGTACAAGCAAGGCCCCGATGGTTCCACCATTATCACAGACAGGTACGATTTCCACGGCCCGCGGGTCGCGGAGTACGAGAAGATGGGTACGGGCGAAAAGCTTGTAAAGTCTGCCAAGAATGCCTTGACTGAATTTGTTAAGGGTGGTTTTAGCCCCCGTGATTTGGCGGGTGAGTTGGGCAGAGCGTATGTAGGCAGTAAGGGTCCCGAAGTCAATATCCGTATTCCTGTTAATCGCGCAGACGGCAGCCCCCCAACAGGCGAACGTAAGTTAGATCCTGAGACAATTCGTATTTTGCGCAACGAAGGCACGTCCCCTGCGTCACTAAAACGAGTAGATCCTCCGCTTGAATTAAATCCATCGGCAGCAGGGTTGCCCGGATTGATGATGTACAACGATCCGTCACTGACCAGAACTACTACATCTGGTTATATTTTAGATAGCAATGATAACAAGAAAAACTTTGGCATGGCTCAGGCGATGTTTTTAAACCCAAGTAAGGGCGAGGGGGCAGACACCGTTGCGCATGAAACAGAACATTTGTTGGCACGTCAAAACTTAGGCAGTGGAGCTAACGTTAATAGCAAGTTTGATGAGTTGATAGGCGATAAGGGTAATTCTCGTCTTAAGTTTGTTAGAAAAGCGGTAGAACTTGGCCCTTACCTAGAAGAAAAATACAACATAAAGAATGCTTACTTTGATCCAAAAATGCTTGAGTTCCAGTCTAAGTTTGGAATGGGCAAGAACCTTTTGTATGAACAGTTAGCATCACTGTCAGCAGCAGAGCAGCGTTTAAAAGTAGATTTGACCAAAGATCCGGAGTTACGTAAGACTTTGTTCTCACGTCCCGATGTCCGTGAGACATATAACGCCATCACTGGTTTGCGTCAAACGCGCCTAGACCCGCGGGACTTGTCTCCTTACACACGCGTTGCAGAACCCGGCATGTTGGATGCTATCAAAGGTGTGTTTAAGCGTGCCGAGGGTGGTCCTGTCTATCGCGCCGAGGGTAGTCCTGAAGAGGGCGAAGTAACACCGCGCTTGACCATGCAGCAAATAGAACGGCTCGCGGCTCAAGAAGCAGCGGAGCGAGAAGCAGCCAGCACCCCAGCGTTTATTGCACAGAAGTCGGGCATCGGTCGCAAGGCAGGCCCTGTTTCTCAGGCGTTGCAGTCTGGTCAAGGACAGATAGAGTTTCTGAAAGGCATGACCAACGTACCGCAGAATATCTTGGGTGCGCCAATGGATATTTCCAACATGATTGCCAACGTGTATGGCGGTGGTGTTGAGAAGCCGTTCATGGGCAGTGAGTACATTAAAGAAGGACTGCGCAGCAAGGGCCTAGGATTTACCCCATCTACCGACCCAACTTTAGCCGGTTTCTACGGCGCTGGTGATCTAGGCAGCAACCTTGTCAATCCGGCAGGCGTTACGCGCGCGGGCGTGAAGGCTGCAGAGAAAACAGGGGAAGCCGCCAAGATGTTGGCCCGTGATTTCCAAGGCTACAACCAGCAGTTAGCAGCTCCCGGTGCTTCGTATGCAATCCGTAATAAAGGCACGCCGTTTATTATGCGTCCAGAAAGTACAACTGCGTTTGGCACAATTCGTCCTGAGATGAATGAGGCCGATGCACACGTAGCTTTTTTTGCACGTATGGCGGATACTGAATCAGGTATTCGGTCAGATAACCCTGCTTTGGCAGATTGGGTAAGAAATAAAGTGGGTGCGTATTTGCGCCGTGACTTTGGAACAGAGCAAGATCAAATGGTTCAGGCGGCAGAAAAAGGTCAAAAGCTGCATTTTATGTCCCCTAGATTTTTAGAAAACGATCCATATTCAATTTCTAAAAACCTTGCAATTGATCGGGAAAGAGAAGGGTTTCCAAAAGCTGGTTTTGCAAAAACAGCAAAAGGGCAAGAGGTAGAAGCGGTTATAGATTCGTCTATTTACCCCGTTCAATTGCAAGACTTGTCGGAAAAATTAATTCCACCGTCACTTAAAAAGTTTCAAGATACTAACCCAGAAATGCGTTTAAGCGAGATGAGCGGATCCGCCACAGAAAATCTTAAACTTGAAGTTTTGGTGGACGAGATGAAAAAGATGTTTAAGGAGACGGAGTTCAAGGCGTATGGAGAACGTGCGGTAATACCAAAAGAATACACTTTGACAGAAGACACCTTGAAGGGCCTGACTCCTGCACAGGCATCTAATCGCGTGGCTAACAAACAAGAGTGGGTGGCCAAAAAGCGTGCAGAGTTGGCCGGCGTTGCTATTTCCAAGGACCCACAGATTGTGAGCCAAAGTTATGACAACGGCAGCAAATGGATTAGCCCTGCTGATTTGGCAGATAACGCAAAGCACGAAGAAATGGTAAAAGACATTGGATGTGCTGGTGGGTGGTGCACGGACAAGAGTACGTATGCTTTGGACTACGGCTCTGGCGAAAACCGACTAAACATCCTGCTTGACAAGAAGTTTGAGCCTCGTGTTCAGCTTACAGTCAATAGTCCCCCAGTAAGTGTTCGTGAGTTTATTTTAGCTAACCCTAATTTGCCAGAAATTGACGCGATGACAAGGGATAGAACACTTACAAAGCAACGGGCAGATGAAATGATCAGAGCAATGCCCGAGTACCAAGAGTTTGTGAAGAACAATCAAGATGTAAAACGAATCACAGAAATCAAAGGCCAGTTTAACAACTCTGATCTGAGAAACTCCCCGTATCTCAAACAGGTCCAAGACTTTGTGAAGCGTCAAGGCCCTGATCTGCTAAGCGTGGATAACCTAGACGGCATTAACATGGTGGATGCGCGGGTAGAACTTGCAAAAAGCCTGAGCACACCGGAGTACATGAAAAAGTTTAACAGTGGCTACATAGACAAACTGCGTAAACTCAACGGTGATTCCTATTATGTAGACGCGGGGGAACTTCCGGGCTTGCTTAAAAAGGTAGAAGAATATACGCCACCTAATGCAGCGCGGGCAATTCAGATGAATCTCTTTCAAACCAAGGCCACTGGCGGTATGATCGAGCGCCAACCCAACGATAACCGCAGATACATGTAAGGAATAACATGCCTATTGAAAAGAACAACGACCTGCCTGCTGGCAACATAGATGTTGAAGTTGAGAGCATGGTGGCAGAGGACATGCCTGACATAGAGATCGTGCTTGATCCAGAAACCGGAAGTGTTGATGTAACGCTAGGTGCAGAAGAAGACGAAGTGCCCTTTGGTGCAAATCTGGCCGAGGTCCTTGATTCGAGTGTCTTGCAGCAGATCAGTTCTGAGTTGTTGCCTTTGTTTGAGGCGGATCAGGGCTCGCGTAAGGATTGGGAAGAGCAGTATGGCAAGGGCTTGAAGCTGCTTGGCTTTACCTTTGATGAGCGCACACGTCCTTTCAAGGGTGCTGCAGCTACGACACATCCTTTGTTGACAGAAGCAATTGTGCA